AATGAGATAATATTTTTATCTCATTTTTTTACCCCCTCTGTTGTGCCACTCCCCCCACGCCTGCCATCGAATGCGCTTTCTTTTGTGAACCGGCATCCTTGCTTCACCCCCCACAACAGAGAGAGTCACCCTGATGGCTGATTATCACCACGGCGTTCGTGTCGTCGAAATCAATGATGGCACCCGCGTTATTTCCACTGTTTCAACTGCAATTATCGGCATGGTATGTACCGCAGAAGATGCGGATGCCACCACGTTTCCGCTCAACACACCGGTCCTGATTACCGACGTTTTGGCTGCCAGCGGTAAGGCGGGTAAAACCGGGACACTGCGTGCGGCACTGCTGGCTATCGCGGATCAATGCAAGCCCGTCACCGTGGTCGTGCGTGTTGCGACCGGCGCGGATGAAGACGCCACCACCAGCAATATTATTGGCGGTTCGGATGCCAACGGTCGTTATACCGGCATGAAAGCCCTGCTTTCTGCGCAGGCAGAATTAGGCGTGAAGCCTCGTATCCTGGGCGTTCCGGGCCTGGATAATCAGGCTGTCGCCACCGCACTGGCGGGTGTATGTCAGCAGCTGCGTGCCTTCGGCTATATCAGCGCTTACGGCGCAAAAACGCTTTCCGATGCAATCAAATACCGCGACAACTTCAGCCAGCGTGAACTGATGCTGATATGGCCGGATTTTGTGAACTGGAATACGGCTACCAGCCAGTCTGATATTGCTTACGCCACTGCACGCGCTTTGGGTCTGCGCGCCAAAATCGACCAGGAAACCGGCTGGCATAAAACCCTGTCAAACGTCGGCGTGAACGGCGTGACCGGTCTTTCCGCCAGCGTATTCTGGGATTTACAGGCGAGCGGCACCGATGCTGACCTGCTAAACGAAGCCGGTGTGACGACGCTGGTGCGCAAAGACGGCTTCCGCTTCTGGGGCAACCGTACCTGCAGCGACGATTCACTGTTCATCTTCGAAAACTATACCCGCACCGCTCAGGTGCTGGCCGATACCATGGCGGAAGCACACATGTGGGCGGTCGACAAACCCATGACCCCGTCGCTGGTGCGCGACATGATCGACGGCATCAAAGCCAAAATGCGCGAAATGAAATCAGCGGGTTACATCATTGATGGCGATTGCTGGTACGACGAAACCGCTAACACCGCGGAAACCCTGAAGGCTGGCAAGCTGTATATCGATTATGACTACACGCCGGTTCCGCCTCTGGAAGATCTGACCCTGCGCCAGCGTATCACCGACTCCTATCTGGTGAACTTTGCCGCGTCCATCAACAGCTAAGGAGAAAATGACTCATGGCACTTCCTAAAAAATTGAAATACCTGAACCTGTTTAACGACGGTAACAGCTACCTCGGCCTGGTCTCTTCCCTGACCCTGCCGAAACTCACCCGCAAGCTGGAAAACTATCGCGGCGGCGGCATGAGCGGTTCGGTCGCGGTGGATTTCGGTCTCGACGACGATGCGCTGACGCTGGAATGGTCCATCGGCGGTCTGGACGAACTGGTTCTGCAACAGTGGGGCAGCGTCTCCGATATTCCTCTGCGTTTTGCCGGTTCCCTGCAGCGTGACGATACCGGTGATGTGTCAGCGGTTGAAGTGATGATGCGTGGCCGTCACAAAGAGTTTGATTTTGGTGAGTACAAGCAAGGTGAAGACACTGAAACCAAAGTCACCACCCAGTGCACTTACTTCAAACTGACTATCGACGGCAAAGAGCTGATTGAGATCGATACCGTCAATATGGTGGAAATCGTCAACGGCGTTGACCGCCTGGCTGAACACCGCACCGCACTCGGCCTGTAATTCCCTTCCCTGAGCCGGCAAATGTTGCCGGCTTCACTTTCGTTTAAACAGGAAACCCTATGAGCCAGATTGAAAACAACGACAACACTGTGATTCTTGATGTTCCGCTCAAACGCGGCGATATGGAAATCACAGAAATTCAGGTGACCAAACCGACGGCGGGCAGCCTGCGCGGTATCGGGCTGGCGGCGCTGGCGAACGCCGACGTCGATGCGCTGATCACTATTTTGCCGCGCATCACTTCTCCCAATCTCACCAAAGAAGAGTGCACACGCCTCGAGCTGCCTGACCTGATTGCGCTCGCGGGCAAGGTGATTGGTTTTTTATCACCGAAACCGGCGGCGTAAAGATCGCGCCCCGGCTCACCGTGGATGATCTGATGGCAGACATCGCGGTGATCTTCCACTGGCCGCCGTCCGAAATGGACGGCATGTCGCTCACCGATCTGTTGAGCTGGCGATATAAGGCATTGCAACGCAGCGGAGTCAAAACAGATGAGTAATGTCGAACAGTTACCCTCGACGCTGGGGAACATCAATAAGCAGCTAAAAGCGCTGAAAGCCGCGACGGAAAATGTCTGGCGAAATTTCACAATACTGCCGGAAAAGACGTTATACAGCGTCATTTCAGATGATATCAGCGATGTCGTTCTGGACTTCCAGACGCTGGAGAAACAATCACGAGTGATGGAGGACTTCTCCGGCGCGCAATATAAGCTGATAACCGAAGGGCCGGGCGCATTCCTGCGCCAGCATTCTGTTGATCAACAGAGCCATGATCTTCGCGGTCAGGGCGTGAATACTGAACGACCTGCCATCCTTATCGGGCCACAAACCAGAGACATTAGCGGGCAAACGACACCCCGGCAGGAAAGCGCTGAAACAAACAAAAACGCGGGCATCGAAGCGATTAACTTTGCTCATCCCCAGCTTGAACGGGCAAAAGAATTCCTCAAGCCTGGCGTCGGGCTACAGGCCGCACTCTCTGAAGTCCAGTCGATGCTCGGCCTGAAAAATGACGATCCGCGTATAGCGGCGTTGCGTCAGCAAAGTCTGTCGATGGCAGCGTCTGGCCACGCGCCTTCTGAGGTTGTAGACACGCAGAAGAAACTCGCCGGAGAAGGGCTGGATGCCAGTCAGGTTCTGGCGCAGACACCGGCTCAGCTCAACGGCGATACGCCGGACGCACAAATGGCCGTGACGGTGAAAGGTGACAACCTCGACGGCGATATCATCAAACTGTTTGCGACATGGGAAACCCTGCGCATCAATCTGTTTGAAGGGCAAAGCTCGGCGCTACGCGAACTGACGCAAACCGCCACCGGCTGGCTGACCACGCTCAATACCTGGATAACCGATAATCCACAACTGGTGAATTCCCTGCTCGGCCTTGCTTTAGGGATTACCGGCATTGTCGGTGCACTGAGTTCAGTGAGTGCCGCCATCGCGCCGGTGCTGAGCGGCATCAATATGCTGATGGCCGGAACCGGAGTACTCGGCCCCCTCTTCACCAGCACCGGCGGCATGATTGCAGCCGCTTTTGCAGCCATCGGGTTGCCGCTGTTGCCGGTCATCGCCCTGATTGCCGGTATTGGCATCGCCATCGTAAAACTTTGGGAGCCGATCAGTGCTTTTGTCAGCGGTTTAGTCGCGGGTTTCAGTTCTGTCATAGGGCCGATCACCCTGACATTCGCACCTTTCAAAGCTGCGCTCGGGTGGATAACTGATTTGTTTACGTCGATTAAATTTACGCAGGATCAGCTGGCGGGCTTTAGCAACGTTGGCAAACTGGTTGGGGAAGCCATCGGAGAAATTTTCGTGACGTTGAAGAATGCCGTCTCTCAAATCGGGGAAGTCTTTAACTGGGCGCGTAAAGGCGTCGATTCCGTTCTGAATATTTTCAGCAGTGATTCCGATGAACCGGCTGAGAACCTGAGTGCGCCAGCGGCCTTTGCGCCGAATATTTCGCCGACAGGCGGAACGCTCAGCCTGTACCAGCCTGCTAAAAACAGCGTTGCCAATAATCTGACCGATAACCGGGCAACGACCATGAATTTCAGTTTTACCGCCACGCCTGAAACAGACTATCCGAAAATTCAGGGCTTTATTAACCAGGCAATGAATGAGCGTGACAGGAATGACGAGAATGCGCTGCACAGCCAGTTCAGTAACGGAGGCTTCTACTCATGATGATGTCGCTGGGTTTATTTGTATTCAAACTGAGCACTCTGCCCTATCAGACCACCAATCATCAGGTGAATTACACCTGGGCGGAAAACGCCCGTTTCGGCCAGCGGGCGGTTTCGCAATTTCTCGGACCGGGCAAGGAAACGTTGAAGCTGACGGGACAACTCCTGCCGGAACTGACCGGCGGCATGCGCTATCTGCAAACCCTGCAAAGCATGGCGGATTCAGGCCGGGCGTGGCCGCTGATTGAAGGCAACGGCACTATTCATGGCATGTTTGTCATTGAGAGCCTGACGAATGACAACGGCGAATTCAATTCAAACGGGCAGGCGCGAAGTATTTCTTTCAGCGTCATTCTTAAACGGGTGGATGAATCTCAGGCCGCCATGTTTGGTGACCTGATGGCGCAGGCTGAAGGTTTGTATAACAAGGCCAGTTCGGCAATTGGTAATTTTATTACCGGAGGATAACGATGCTTACCGATCTTCAGTTACCCGCTGGCGCACGGATCGCGCCGGCTTTTACCCTGAAAATTAAAAATAAGGTGCTGGAACAAAGTGTTACAGACCGCATCATCAGTCTCACCGTCAATGACAAGAGCGGATTCGCGGCAGATGATCTGACGCTCAAATTCGACGATGCCGACGGACAACTGCAAATGCCCGCCAGAGGCACTCTTCTGCATTTGCATATCGGGTGGTCGAAACAGGCTTTGTACGACTGCGGGTACTTCATTGTGGATACCGTGACCCATCAGGGATCACCAGATATTGTGATCATCACCGCCCGCAGTGCCGATTTTCGTGGGACATTCGAGACGAAACGCAGCCAGTCTTATGATGACTACACGCTGGGTGCGATCGTAAGGATCCTCTCAGCGCGCAATAATCTCTCTTTGCCAGTTATCGCGCCGGAGCTCGACAGCATTAAGATCTCGCACATCGATCAGACCGATGAGAATGACGGATATTTCCTCACCCGGCTGGCACAAAACTACGGCGCGCAGGCCACGGTGAAAAATGGCGCTATTATTTTTTTTAAACCTTATTCGGCCAGGAGCGCTTCCGGGCAAGCGCTGCCGTGGAAAACGCTGGTGCGCAGCGACGGCGATGAGCATGTTTTCAAGGTGATTGATCAGAAGGCCTTTAGCGGCGTGATTGCCCAGTCTTATGATGTGAAAGCGGCGGCTACCAGCAGTGTAGCCCTGAAAAGATTACCGCCTGCAAACTCCATCTCGCAAAAGCAACATCCGTCAGCAACCAAAGCGGCGGGTGCTGAGTCTTCTGAGACAGCGCCCCCCCTAAAAAGTTATACCGCCGGCTCCGGGGCAAATGTCCTCAAACTCCAAAAAATATATCCCGATGAAACGTCCGCGAGGCGCGCAGCGGACTCTGCTTTTAATCAGATCCAGGCGGATTCAGCATCATTTAGCATCAGACTGGCAATGGGCCGTGCCGATCTCAGCGCTCAGACACCGCTGAATGTGCAGGGTTTTAAAAATGTGATCGACGACCAGCGCTGGATTATCGACTCGGTTGAACATAGCCTCAATGAAAAAGGGTTTACCACAAAGTTGAATTTGAAGATTTACGTGGCGGATATCACGTATCAGTCATCAATATTACAACCATAAACTTGCTTTTGCAAGTTTATGGTTTCATAATGACCTCATCGCTTACCTGTCATGCCGGAGGTTTTTATGATGCATTGCCCGCTTTGTGGAAAAGTCGCCCACACACGCTCAAGCCGATATCTGAGTGAGTCTACGAAAGAACGGTATCATCAGTGCCAGAACATCGAGTGTAGCTGCACCTTTGCCACACACGAATCCGTCGCTCGCGTCATTTCAAAACCTGGGAGCGAAAAATCAGCGGCGTAGTCAAATTAAGGTCATTCAGAGATAAAAAAAGGGGTTAGCCATTGGCTAACCCCTTGTTCTCTATTAACTAGTCGATGTCGCGTTAGCGATACCTTAGTTAAGACGCTTTTAAGGAGACATATTGATTTACATGGGTTTTTATTATTATTCAGTAAGTTAAATCAATACTCAACGCAGTGAAATGCAGTGCTATGCAACCTCCGCCGCCACTTTGCCGCCATTTTTGAAAGCTAACGGATTCAGGTTTATCGCCTCTTCCAGGTGGTCTGGAGCAAAGTGTGCATAGCGCATTGTTTCACGAATATTGGCATGACCGAGTATACGCTGAAGCACCAAAATATTGCCGCCGTTCATCATGAAATGAGATGCAAAAGTGTGTCGTAAGACATGCGTTTTTTGCCCTTCTGGTAGTTCGATATCAGTGAGGGCTAACGCCTTTTTAAACTCTTGGTAGCATGGTTTGAACATCTTACCCTGCATCACTCTTAGTTCATCATATAGCCAGTCTGCTATCGGGACAGTTCGGTTTTTCTTACCCTTGGTTTTGAAAAACGTCAGTTTATTCGGTGATAACTGGGAACGACTCAGCCCTTCTGCCTCACTCCAGCGCGCTCCTGTTGCTAAGCAAATCTTGACAATACAAGTTAGGTTGTCTTTTCCATAGCGCTCACATGCTGCAATCAGTTCCTTGATCTGTGCGTCTGTGAGCCAGGACATTTCCTTTTCTTCTTCTTTAAACGTTCGCACACCATCCAGCGGATTCGGAAGCGACCATTCACCTAATCGCTTTAGCTCATTGAACATAGCATCAAGATACTGTTGCTCTCTGTTCACTGTTATCGGTTTGGCAATCCATTTCTCTGGATTCTCATGATAGCCATTGCTGATTTCTCCACGCAGGCGCTTGCCTCGATATGTTGACCAATCTTTAGCTGTCAGCTGTGAGGCAATTGGATCCTTAAGGCCGTTACATATTATATGTAACTTCCCCATGCGGGATTTGCCTGCGGAAAGTGTCTGCCCGTGAAGCCTATCCCAAAGCTCAATAAGTTCACTGAGTTTACGCCGATCTGCCTTCTCACCGAGCCACGGCTTATTCTTGGCTTCCTCAAGAGTATATGTTTCGAAAGCTACGGCCTCCCCCTTTGTGGCAAAAGTTTTGCGCAGGCGCTTTTTATCGCGTCCATTTGGATAGCATTCAACAAGCCATAGACCAGAGGGGAGCTTTCTTATGCTCATTTTTATCACCCAACTAGGCGCATATGCGTCTGCACATGCCGCCATTGATTAAGAATATATTTTGAGTTTAGAGGGGAATGACTTACTTGAGGTCGTCCCTCATTGCCAGATGGGTATGGGAGAGAATAATTATTTTTGATTGTTCGGGTTGTGCTTTTCCAGCTTCATCACATGCTGCACGTGGGCTTTCGAAAATATAACCAGAGTAATTGAATTTATTAAGGACTCTTACTTCCTTAATATTTTTTAAATATGTTGTTTTTTGGCTATCAGGCCAAAGGGGCGTACATATTCCCAATAGTGACACCGAATCATATATATCAGGAGTGACCTGTGCTTCATTCAAGGTTATTGTAATAATACCTTTATCCTCTATAACGGATATCGGCTGC